GTTTCAATATTTACTATTCTTGGCGGATTATCGTCTCCTGACCAAGCTAATAAATCGCCATTTCCATCGGCATCAATGTAAATATTTGTGTTTAGAATTCTTTTGGTCGGATCAAAATTAAGTACACCGCCCTGCATTGATTGCAATACAATTGCCGAAACCTCTGTTTCAGTATCGTATTCAATTATGTAATCATAATCAGTTCCTGAAATGAAATTATAGATTTTGTTCTTTGATGGATTTGACCCAGCTCCGATAGTTTTTCCGCCGGTAATTCCGTAAGTGGATTTTATCAAATTGCCGGGAATACTTTTGCCGACACCTTGGTCCGAGCCGTTACTTGTATTGACCGAGAAGTTCTGAGCATCAACTAAAGACCCGTTCGGCACTATTCTTTCGTCCAAATCTTTTTGTAAAATCCCTAATCCAAAAGTATTTTGTATTTTAGTCATTTCTTAAAAAGATTAAGTTTGTGTTATTCTTTACTTGACCGCTCAGCCTTCTTTTTAAGAAACCAATACCAATATTGTTTTCTATAGATGCCTCAGCTATAGATTTGTAAATTTGGCCTGTTTCTATGTTGATTACTTTTTTGCCTTTTAATTCTACGTTTGACTTGCTTAAATCTAAGCGTCTTTTACCCCACATGGGATTTTTTTCTTTAACAAATTTTCCTTTTAATTTTTCCGATATTTTTAATCGTATTTCTTCTGAGTGAGTTTTACCGTAATTCGGATTTTTTTCTCCTTTAAACATTTCGGACCTTTCCGGATATTTTCTACCTTTTAGCCTTAGTGAGTGTTCTGGGTTTTTCTTCCCAAAATTAACGTTATTAGGACCTGACATATTGGGTCTTTTAATTCCTTTAAACCTGTTTCTCGCCTTTATCTTATTTTCTTCGGACATCTTCTTGCCCCACATAGGGTTTTTTTCTCCTCTATTAGCAATTCTTAACTTTTCTCTTGTTTCTTCACTGCACTTCGTGTTGAAAGCACCATCTCCGCCATCTGTCATATTTATAAGAATCCCTTCCCCCAAATCCTTTCTTCCGTATAATTTTATAAACTCAATTTCCTTTTTTTTAATAACTTCAACATCTTCATTTTCAAACATAATTTCTACTTCATAAGGCGTTTTTTTTATGATATTTTGCCAATATCTATTTCGACTCCACTTGGTGTTTGCTCTTATGTATTTTCCTTTATCATCAGCACCGATGCCTATATAAAAAGGTTGTCCATTATCCAATCTAATGTGTCTGTAAACGTAAGCCATAATTTATTTTGTTTAGTTTATCCATTTTTTTCTTCCTCGCATAATCTCAGCAATTTGCGGAATCTTAATATTCGCACATTTGATTTTTGCATTACGGAATAATGTATTTGCTTTTTTACGAGCCGATTGTTTTGCGTACTCAGGAATACCCAATTGCATTTCTAAAAGTTCGGCATATACCGTAGCAATTAAAGCGGTTTCGGCAAGTTTATTGATTTTCACATCGTCACTATCTGCATATTCAAGACCATCAGAAATGTACTCTAAAATTATCGCTCTTGACAAATTATCGCTTGAGAAATGAATTTTTTTGTTACGATTGTCGATATTGAATGTGCCATTATAGTTTTTTGTAGTATCGAAATTCCAAACATTTTGTCTTCCGCAATTACAAGTAACACATCCGCCACCACACGCTAAAGAATATTGACTGCAATTCTCTGATGTATTTGGTAATGAATCGTTTACTGTTTCGGTTAATGATGTTCCTTCAAGAGGATAACCTTCATTGTCAAAAAGAATATTGCAATTATGGTCTTGCAAATATCCTTGAACAAATGGATTTACGTTTCTGTTAACGGATAATGGGTGAAATTCACCGGTTTGCCTATTCAACCAAGAAATTCTAACGTAGTTTACATAATCCGGCGGAAGTGTAATTTGCAAAGTATCTCCCAACTCTAATTCAATCGCTCTTACTTCATTCAGCGCATCAAAAGTAAATTGCTTCAATGCTTGTTTGAATTGGTAGATTACCTGATAGCGCGTAACGTTATTCAATACCAAATGGTCGCCAATGTTATTTGCCATAAAGTTAGTGATTAATTGCTCTAACGAAATGTAAACGTATGAGTCGGAATCGGGTGATGTATAGTAATCGTATGGGTTCTGACTTGACATTAGCTTTGGGTTTGGTTAATTCTTGCTTGTTCGTTTGCTTCTATTGATACAATGTCGTTTTCCCTCAAGGAAACTCCCGCATATTGCATAATTTTCACAATTAGTTTTTCATAAAGAGCCTCAGGAAGCTCAAAATCCTGTAAATCTGACGCCGACGCATTGTATAAGGGGTCATTATTAACTAAAATGTAAGTCCACTTCGGCGCTCTTGGTTTTCTAATGTAAAGCAATTCTAATTCATATCCCGTCGGAACGGTTGGATAAACTCTATACGATTCGCCAATTTTAGTATAAATCGGATAAGTCACAGTCGGAGTTGACATTTCGGAATTTATCAAAGAATTAATCATATTCTTCGAAACTTCTTCAACATCTACTTTTTTGCCACTTGAAATATTGCTTAATGAAATTCCAATTGTACGGTAAAAATCTGTACCGGTATAACTCCAAATATTATCGCCGGAATCATAAGTGAAATTTGAAGACGTGCTATATTCTGAAAACACATCAATCATTTCTCGTATATTTGCCGGGATATTTGAATAACCGCCATTAGCGCGACGATTGGTTTTATTTACTATCCATCGTGCGTTTTCATAAAAAAGCTCTTCAAAAATAGCTTGTTGCGCTAATTGGAAATAGGTATCTGCTTCGTTTGGTGTGAGGTAGCCCATGTTGTTTTTGTTCAACAAGTACATTACAACCGACCTTACTTTATTTACGCTTATCATAGTACAATTTACATTTTACACAACAAAGATAAAGATTTTTACAATATATTGTTTGGTATAATACTAAAATTCATATATTTGCATTGTAGAGTCGTCGCTACATAACCGAAAAAATAAAATTCCCGAATGATTAGAGACGACGACCTCTTTTTGTTCGGGTTTTTGTTATGATAGAATATTGGAAGAATTTAGATTTACGTGACTTGTTTTATATTAATAATTATGGATTGGTGTGTTGCGAGAAATGGAAAGATATTACGGGATACGAAGGCAGTTACTTGGCTTCAGATTTAGGTAGAGTAAAATCTTTAGACAGAAAAAGTAATAGAAAGAATGGTTCTTTAGCAAACATAAAAGGACAAATTATGAAGCAAACTATCGGCGAAAAAGGATATTTGCACGTTGGGCTTACTTTAAATAGTAAAATGAAAATTATAAAAACCCATCAATTAGTTGCTATGGCGTTTTTAGGACACATACCTTGTGGTTATGATATTGTTGTTGACCATATTGTAGAAGAAAACTACTTGGATAACAGGCTGTGCAACATACAAGTAATTACACAAAGAAGAAACACCAACAAAAACAGAGAGCATAAAAACGGAAGAAGGGTTGGCGCGACGTTTTATAAAAGCAACAAAACATGGGTTTCTAAAATATATTTTAAAGGAGATGATATTTATTTAGGGTCATATAAAACAATGGACGAGGCTTGTGACGCCTACGATTTAGCGCTATCTCTTGTTGAGAAGAATATCAAACCTATTTATACAAAAAAAGTCAATAAAAAAACCGCCTCGTAAATGAAGCGGTTTAGTTTTTAGTTGTGTTTTCGGTTTATAGTACCGTGTGTTTCAAATATTCGTAGAAGTCTTTTCCTTTCGAATCGCTTTGCAAATACAAGGCAAATTGGTCAAGTTCATCGGTTCCTGAGAAATCCGCTTGGAAAATTACTTCTCCGTCTGAATTCAAATATTTTTTACCTTGAACACCTACGATGTGACGCATAATTGCAGTTTTAATTACCGCTTTTACTTCTAACGAATCATCATTGAACAAATTGATCAATTTTTGAGGATTGTTCTCAGCGTAGTTGTACAAACTTTCTTTGATTTCAAAAGAACTCATGTCGTTGTTGTAACTTGGCAAAGCGACCATTGCTACTGATTTCAATTTGAATGAATCAGAATTTGTAATTGACGCAAATGCTTTGGCTTTCAACTCGTGCTGAGATACTTTTTTCTTAGCGTCTGCTTCTTTGTCAATTTCTCTAAAAGTCACATCTTTGTCAGGGTGAATTGCCAAGAATTGTTGTAACAAAACATTTTCTTTCGGAACAAATAACGCTCCATCACGCATAATAATAGACTGAATCAATGTTTCTCCAGTCTGAAATTCAGCCAAGAAAGTTGTTTGATTACTTGCAAATTTTAATGTGTGATTGATTTTTGTTACGGGATTTCTCCATTGTAACGGAGAGCCTTTTTTGTGACGATTTCTAATTCCGAATGTAACCGGCTTAGTGTTGTTTTTCGTCGTGTAGTAACGGTCTCTGTATTCTAATTCAGGAAGTCCTTCAATTGCATCTGAAATTCCAAACTCTCTGTTTTGTCTTTTCGGTGCCGGAGCTTCTGCTTGAACTTGTTTCGGTTGTGATTTTGCTAATTGCTCAGCTACCATTTTTTGAACCATTTCCTCTACTTGTGATACAGGTACGGTTTGCTCATTTTTTTCAACGACTTCAATGTCGTTTACTGACTTTTCTGTTGGTTGGTCAGGCTTCTTGCCGAACCATCCTTTTTTTTCTTCACTCATTTTGATTTAATTTAAGTTAATTATACGCAAAGATATAAATTTTTTCTATCGATTAGCTTGTAATCATATTATTTTCTTATAGTTGTAGCGTTATTCAAAATAATTTTTATCTTTGTAATGCAATCCACTACTTGCATTTAAGATATTTATTAATAAATCAAGTAGGATATGAAAAACTACACAGGCTTTAAAAGAGGAATGATAACAGGAATATCATTTTCAAAAAGAGAAAACAACAAAACTTATTGGCTTTTAAGATGTGATTGCGGAAACGAGGTCATTAAAGACACTAAAGTTTTTTTTAAAAGTTCTACAACTATTAGTTGTGGATGTCTAAGGAAAGGGCAAGGAATTAACCCGGCAGTTTCATCAAAAATTTCTGCATACAAAAAAGGCGCAAAAGAAAGGGGCTTAATCTATAATTTATCAAATGATTTTTTTGAAAAAATAACTTCTTCTAATTGTTTTTATTGTGGAGTCATACCTTCTCAATTGTCAAAAAGAAATGGGCATGAGTATTTTTATAATGGAATAGACAGAGTTAATAATTCTATTGGGTATATTGAAGAAAACGTTGTTCCTTGTTGTGTGTTCTGCAATAAAGCTAAAAGAGATTTAGACATTGAGGTTTTTACTAAATGGGTTAAAAGACTATCTGAATACCAAAACTCCTTAATTAAAAAATAGATTAATAAAAAAGCCCGACGTTAATCGGGCTTAGTTTTTATTTTTGTAGGATTTAACTTCCCATAAAAATTAACGTGTTCGCTCGGCCTAATACGTTCAACATTCTTTCAGTTAAGAAATGTGTCTCACGGTTATCGGTTGAGTTTGTCGCAGTTGGTGCTTGCATACCTAAGATAGCCATTTGGTATTTTCTGTTTGTCAATTCAGAAGCACGGTATTTAACGTGAATCATTGGCAAAGTTGCAGAAACGTTTTTAGACTTGTCGTAGATTGCTTTTGAACCATAAGGCAACATAATTCCGTGAACTTTTTGCGCTCCCGGTAATGCACCTCTACCTGTTGGGTCATCTAAATATCTCCAACGAGATTTGTAGAATGAGTAGCCTGAGTAAGAGAATCCTTTGAACTCTAAGTTAAGAGCCATGTCTTCTTTGTTGTCAAATGCTCCCCAAGATACACCGGTAACGTTTTCTGCTTGTAACATTCTATCGATAGAAGCACACATTGAAGTAGTTCCGTAGATATAGTTTTCAGATAATGCACCTTGTTGGTTCATTCTTTCTACAATTTCATCAAAATCGTCAAGGTCAGTTGCTGGTCCTTCGAAGATATTACCTTCTTGAACTGCTGAAATTAAACCTTGAGTACCTTGATAACCTGCACCGCCGATTGGCGAACCTGCTGCCCATAATTGCCCTTCGATAAGTTTTTTCTCGATAGCATTTTTGAAGCGTTTTTCAGTATCACGGTAGTTTTTGAAGTACCAAATATATCCGCCGTTTACTCTTAACCAAGTTTTTTGAGCTAAGTTTGAACCGGTTTCTGTGATAACCTCTTTGATGTTTGTAGAGATATTTTCGAAGTAGTCAACGTCAGTATTCAAACCTTCTGCCATACCTGAAGTCCCTTTCAAGAATTCGTTACCTGTAGTGAATACAGTCAAACCTGTAGTCAAACCTGCATCCCAACCTGCTACTTCACCACATAAAGCGGTAAATGTGTTGTCGGTTACGGCGGTAATCAAACCTTGTTGTAAAGCTGTGCCGGCTGCGTTAGTAACGAAGATAGTTTGGTTTACACGTAATGGGTGGTCATTTTCAGTAAATACGTTAGATGAACGAGTTACTCCTGACAATAAAGGCTCTAAACGACCTTCTTCTGTCCATTTGAAGTTGTCACTATCAATTGAACTTTCTTTTCCTAAAGCCTCGATAAGACCGGTAATATCTCCGGAACCATATCTTGCTTGAATTTCTACTTCTAAGTCCGGTAAGTACGGAGTTAAAAAGTTAAAATCGTCTCCTGACAAATAGTTTTCAGGGGTTGGTGTTTTTGTGGCGGTTGGCGTAAACGCTGGTGCCGGACTTGCTGCTAAAGACATTTTTCTTTGTGTGTTTTAGTGTGTTGTGTTTAAATTTTCAAAACTCAGTTTCGAACAAAGAATTTAGTCAACTTTCTCTACAACAAATTTAGGATTACCTGTTACCGGCGGAAGATTTCTCATTCCTTCAGTAATGTTTTTGCTTTCACGTTCTGCTCTTTCCGCTTCTTCAGCGCGTCCGATTTCGATGAAATGCTTGGCTGCTAACTCAGGATTATCGGCGAAAAATATCGCTTTATGATAACCAACCGGGTCAGTAATTATTCCTGTCTCTTTGTCAAAGTACTTGTTGATGATGTTTCCAACGTCTGATTGCTTAGTTTTTGTAGCCACCACATCTTGCGGTTTGATTTTGTATTCTTTACCATCGACTGTAACTTTGAAACCTTCAAATTCTCCGGTAAATAACTCATTCGTTTTAGCTACAAAAGTTTCTTGCTGACGTTTTAAAACATCTTGGTAATTCTTTTGTTCTTGGGCGATTCTATCAAATTCAGATAGCTTTCCTTTCACATCTTCAGGAAGTAGGTCTTCAGAACCTCTGTTAACCATAAAATCCTGCTTTCTTTGTTCAAGTACGGCATCTGCCTTTCTCAAATCTTGCTTTAAAGCGATTTCCTTATCTAAAATAGCATCGGCATCCGCTTCGTACTCAGGGTCAAGCCCTTCTGTACTGTATCTCTTATTGAATAAGCGATTTAATTGTTGTTGACTCAAATCGGGGTTTTCAATTTGCAGATAAGCCATTAATCTTGTTGATTCGTTTTCTTGTGACCAATCACGTTGCGATTCTAAGAAGGCATTAATATCTGTATTCCCCGTTTTTTCAATGAACTCTTGTAATTTTTCTGCAAGAGGGTCTAATTTCTTTTGCTCTTTTGGTTTTAAATCTTCCAAAGATTCGGCGGTAATGCCTTTTTCTTTTAGGAAGTTTATCACGGCGTTTTCGTCAATTGTGACTTGTGGCGCTTCTTGTTGTTGTTCTTGATTCTGCTCTTGGGTTTCTTCCGATTCCGTGAAGTTTTCTTCATTGGCAGATTCATTATTTTCTTCCGAAGCCGTTTCTTGAGCTTCCTCAGTCTCTTGTTGCTCTGTTGATTCTTGATTTTGAGTAGTATCTACATTCTCACTTTCATCATCAACACTCACTTCAAAAACTGCTTGCGGACCACCATCGTCCAATCTTTCAACTACAAAAGCCGGTTGTTCGACTTCTTGATTTACATTTTCTTCATTTTCATTATTTTCTACTGACATAACTTCTTTATTTTGATTAGTTTAAATTGTATTTACGTAGCAAAGATAAGAAAAATCTATTACGATAAGCAAAACCATATTATTTTTTTATAGTTGATTGAGATTCAAAGTTAATTTGTAGATTTGCTTTATAGAATTGCAAGTTTGGTTTTATAAATATTGATTGCGGACGTAAAAACAATAAATCCTTAACAGTCCTTTAAATTCTATGGTTTAGCAAATGGCGGAATTGGTAGACGCTAAAATCAACACACATTAGAGAATATTGATTGTTGTGTGCGCAGAACGTAGCACGTATTTCAGCGAAAGTGTCCGAAACTAAGGACGTAATGAAATCGTAGTGTATAGGCAAAGCAATCATTCGTTCAGGTTCGAGTCCTGATTTGCTAACAAAACAAGTTCGTTGATACTTTTTGATTTATGTTTGGACGAGGGTTCGACTCCCTCCGACTCCACGAGTTTCAGATTGTAGTTAGTCTGTTATTTTCGCCAAGGTTTCGCAATTCCATAAAAATTGCATTTTGGGGTCGCTTGGTTTTGACAGCATATAGTGAGAAAAGAGTAGAGCAAGTTTTATTTTAACCGGCAAAGTAATTCGCCTTAACCGTGAGTCATTAAGAATGGCATCATAGTTACGTCCAAAGTACGAAAACTTAAAAACCCCATAACTTAATTGCTATGGGGTTTATTATTACCGATATGTGTAATTTATTGAATTATTACGTTTTTTTAATCTTGAGGTGCCAAATTGGCTCCTTTAACATTTTCATTCTTGGCAAATTTCTGTTTTAACAAAGAACGGTATTTATCAATCATTACTTCGTTTACTTGGCATCTGTCAAGGTCTCTTTGTATTTTAGCTTGTATGTCAGATATTCTTTCCTCGAGTGGTCTCATAGTTTAAAAAATAAAATTGATGCGATTAAGCCAAATAGACTTCCAAATCCAGCGCCTACCGCATAAAACAATCGGTCTTGTAATGTCCCAAACGCTACTTTCTTAACGTTCCATGACCAAATTAACGAAATTATTGTTCCGCAAATAAATACTCCTAAATAGAATTCTTTACTCAGGAAATAGGTGTTGATTGCTACGAAAAACACTTGTGTAAAGCCGGTGATAAATAATTTAAGCCTATCCATTGTGTTCTGCAAAATGTTCTTCGTGAATCTGTTTGTTTTTGTCTTTCAAAATCATACTTAGTAAAATTGAGTAATTCGCCAAGTCCAAAACGCTATCTTGAACACTTTCATTATTAGGCGTTTTATCAGAATTTAATAACACACCAAGTCTTGCAACTTTTGTAGCGATTAATGACAGGCAATTAAGTTCCGCATTTAGTCCTGAGATGTTTCCGGCTAATTTAAAATTACTCAACCTGTCTGTGTTCGCGTAATCATCTCCTTTCGATAAAAGTATCGCGCGCATTGTTTCTGTTACTTCGTTGAAGTGTTTTTCTTGTTGTTCTTTTGTCATAATTTGATTTGTTTAAAGTAATAGATTATTAATATCCGGAAGTCCTTTTCCATTGTTTGTAATTATAGAGAATCCAGCATTTGAAGTATAGCCTAAATCTTCGCTATATCCATTTCCGGTAAATAAACTTCTTGCGTTCATTCTTATATGGTCAACACTATCGTCTTTTATGATGTTGAATTTACCTTTCATATTTACGCTTAGCTTTTGAATAATAGAATGTAAATGCCCTTCGAGTATCACATTGTACATTCCTTTTTTACCAAAATCCCAACATAGGTCTTTGGTTGCTTTTCGGCTAATCCCCTTGTGTCCGTGAAGTAATATGTAATTTATCCCGTCTATTTCAGTAGAAATTACAGTTGGGTGAAATTCTATATTGTAGCCTCGTAAGCCTAATCCAAACGCAATTAAGTCACAAGCACCACCGTCGGTATCTTCGTCTTTATCGGAAGTTAATCGATCGTGATTTCCCGCCACTAATTTTACACTTTGCAAATTGTTGATTTTTGACAATAATTTTTCATGAAGAATATTTACAGAGAATTTAATTACTTCGGCGCCAATCATTCCTTTTTGAAGTCCTTTCCATGAGTTTTTGTGGTTCAATCCCGTAAAACTTTCAATCATATCTCCTAAGAAAAGGATGTTAACTTCTTTGTAATTCATTCGATTTGTCTTGACAACAATGTTTTCAAGGTATTCTATCAGAATAGGTATTGAGTAATCCTTTGTTCTTACAAGACCATCGATATAAGCCCCTAAGTGTAAATCAGCAATAACAACAACTCCGACTTCGCTTCCGTCAACTGTTTTTGATTCGAACTTAATTACTTCTTCAAGCTCTCGGATCAAAATTTCTTTTATTTCCTCGTATGATAAATCAATACTTTGCGAGTTTGGGTCTTCAAAATCCGGGTTTACAATAAACGCACTAACGCCGGGCTTTCCTTTTTCAGCCTTTGTTTTTATCCAAAGATTTTTTGCAGAGCTTAGCGGAATGTCAATTTCAGAAGTCGCCAATGGAATCCCCTCATGCATATCGAGTATAGCCTTCTCGTTTCTTTGAATATATCTTCCAAGTTCTTTAACCCTGAAATCTATACATCCTCCATCTCGTGTTCCAAGAATGATTTTTGCGTAAAATGTATAAGGTGGTTTTGGGTTGTCGTTTTGGTGTTTTAGCAAGAGTTCTTTAATTACTTTGTCGTAAGGTCGCCAAATTGAAGCCATGTAGTTTCGTTTAAAGTTATTCAAAAGTAGGTATTTATCTTATAACTTGTATGTTGTATAAGTAAAAAGTGTTGATTTGCAAATGAGTATAAGATTTTTCTATTGGCAAATTAATAAAAAAACCACCTCTATTTGAGATGGTATTTCCTTTAATCTACTTCAAACATTTCTAATTCGTTTTTTTGAGTGAAGTCTATTGGCTTTCCGCCGGTATCTTTTTTATAGTTTTCTTCGCTTTGATTTGTGTATCTAAGATTTTCTCTTTCGTCTTTTGCTTTTTCGGCTTCCTCAAGTTTTTGCATTTGAACTCCGCCTTGAATTTGAGCGATTTGCATATCTCCTTGAATCTTCATTTGCATAGTAAGCCTATTTTGTTCTCCACGAGCTTGTTCCTTGGCAATTTCGCCATTATTGACCATTTCTTGAACTTGCATTTTAACCTGAGCTTCCATTTGAGCAGTTTGTTGACGTGCTTGTTCAGCAGCTTGACTTGCTCTAATATTAGCGTCGGACTGATAATCGTATTCGCGTTTTTTCTGTTCTTCTTTTTGCTTATTGTATTTCTTACGCAAAATACCCAAATACATAGTCGCCAATCTCAAATTCGGGACATTTAGTACTTTGTATTTATCCTCCGTTGGTATCAAACCTTTATCAATTTCTTTAGTCAAATCATTCTCTAATTTAGCGCGCTCCTCATCATCTAAGGACAAATCGAAGAATATTGCAAAGTCGTACAAATGCAAATTCTTAACCGATTCCAAATCCATCACGGCAGTTTTCCCAATTTTACGAACTAAATCTTCTTTAAGCTCTGAGAATTTCAATATATCTGCAATTCGGTAACTTAATGCTTGCGCGGTATTTTTAGTAAGGTAGTTTGATGCGTCTAAAATATGACGAGTTGCAGTATTTGAATTTAACGCTGCCATTTTCTGTAATCCTACTAATGAATCTTTATCAGGAGTTGATGCGTCTGACATACGGTTTAATCCGATTACATCACGCATTTTATCGGTATTGATTGATATTGTATTCTCAATTGCTTGAAGTTTATTTAATGAATCGCCGGTTCTCAATTCTTTTACAATATCTTTGGCGTAATTAAAATCTCCACCGGCAGTTGAACTTCTTGTTAGAATATCACCGCCTTGAACAAACATATTTAAGTTGTCTTGAATAGTTGTTGATTTGCCATCGCCTAAGTCTAATTCTACAAGCCCATCTACGTCAATTTGGAAACCATCAGGACGTACTTTTTGTAATATTTGAAGTCCTTTTAATACCGATACTTGAATAATATCGTCAATAGGAATCATTCTTGCCACTAACGAATCAATATATCCTTTTTCTTTGTTTGGAGCAATCATTCTGTAAGGTCTGATTACTTTTTGCGAATTTGATTTAGGACGAGACATATTTTGAGCAACTTCCCATTTTAATAAAATATCGGTTCCTAAAACATAAACTCCTTCGAATAATACTTCTTCAACTTTTTCAAGTCTTTTAAAATCTACATTTTCCACGGCAGTTTCGTCAAATACTTCGTTGGCTTTTGAAACAACTTTCATTCCTGTAGATTTCTCTTTGATTTTTTGAGCAACTTTGCGAGTTGTAACACAAGTGAAATATAGAATTTGAGTTGTGCCTTTCATTCTTTCGTTAATATCGAATCCGTGGTATGTCCACCATTGCTGACCCGATGTTTCCATTATTTCTTGTTTCGCTGGATCATCGTATAACCAAGGATATTGAGTAATCAAATCGCTAATAAGCACTTCTTTTACTTCTCCATCGTAGTAATTTGTTTTGTAAAATGGGTCAGGTGTGTATGGTTGAATTTTGTTTTCTACATCAACGTAGCTTAATTTTATGCCTTGTCCGGGAATGAATTCTTCTTTTTCACAACCGATACCGCAAACTACCAAATCGGTAATAACGCGCTTTCTAACGGTGTCATTGTATTCGTTTTCTTCAAATATAGTTTGGATTGCTAATTCTTCCGAAAGTTCAATTGATGGTTTGTATTCCATTTCCATATGAAGTTGTAATTCTTCATCGGTTTCAGGAACTTGGTCAATTGGCAAATATGAAATATCTACTCCAAGGGTTTCCTTTGCTTTAACAGATATATCTTTGGTAATTCTGTCTTTTTCAACCTCTTTTCGATAAGTTTCACGGGCATCTTGCGAGATTGGGTCAATGGAAAATGCGCGAATAGAATAATTTCTTGTCATCATTCCGTTTACCACCACATCGACTAACTTTGGCATAATGGTAATAGGTCTTATTCCTGTCAAATTCACATAGCTCAAATCTCCGTTAACCGCCAAGGTATCAATATACTTTTTGGTAGATTGAAGTCCTTTTGCATACGCTCTACGTTCTCTAAATTGTTCTCTTTGAGTATAAAAAGCACAAGGAGCGCCACCGTACTTGTAAAACCACTCGCTTTCTATTGCTCTTGCAAAAGCCAAGCCCCAAGCATTTGTTTTTTTTACGTCAAATGAATCTGATGGACTTGGGTATTTAGGAGTTCCTGTGATTTCTAATTTCTGAGAATTGTTGCTTTCCATTTGTAAATTAGTCGATTATGATACAAAAATAGAGAAAATTTTTCAATTAATGACGTCCTGAGTAATTATCGTATTTTTTTATCGATAGCGAGAACGGTTTTTTTTCTTCAACCTTCTTGTAATTGTTTCGATTTACCGCCATAATTGCTAATCCCGATGATATGGAAGCATCAAATTTAGTCCTGTCTTTGATGTTGAATTTTAACCAATCCGACAAGGTTCTGATAAACGGCATATCTCCAATTTCACCTTCTTCTCTCATTCTTTGACCCGTCCCCTCGTGTACGTACTCTCCAACGTAATTGTTTACGTATGATTCTATTCCGGTCCAATGCCTATTAATAATGTCGGGAGAGTTATTTGGAATTCCGCCAAGTAGTTTTTCGTCCGGAGATAATTTATTCATTTCTTTGTCCATACGATTGATTGAATAACCGCGATAACCTCTGTTTTTAAAATGATACAGTAGCATTTTTTTATTGTTTTCCACAAGTATCGGCATAGAATAAAACACACACGCCATTAGTACGTCTTCGAAAAACATTTCTGAATCTTTTGGCCGGGCAATGTACTCCAAGAAGAATGTATTGCTTGGCGAATCGTCTATATTAAAACTCGTTAATCCGTGCAATGCGCCTTTAGAACCTAAGTTATATTCAGTACCGTTTTCAGTTGCTACTAATTTAGAATCTACTACCGCCACTTGGTCATAAGGGTCACAACCAAATGCTCCGACTTGCTCAAATAAAGGAAATTTACAACTTCCGCCAAGTCCAAAAGGAGTAGGTTTTATCGTAAATTTATTCCTCATTTCTTCCGGCGGAATCCAATAAATTAAAAATCTTCCGAGTTCTTCCGGTCGCCAAACTACCTCTGTGTCCGGCTCATTATCTTTCCAATAAAAATTACCGCGAACTAACTTTTCGTCAATCCGCACGTTTTTATTGTGAATGATTTGCTGAGTGATTTTTTCTACATCGAATAATTGCTCTTGGATTTCATCTCTAAATGCGTCGTCGATTGTAATAGGGTCGAGACGGCGTGTATTATTGTAAACTTTTCCTCCCATCTTTCTTGCTGATGCGAACTCGTTTTCTAAATACTGCAATGAGCCAATTGTCATTTTTACTCCTTGTGCATTATAGAAAAATTCTCCCGGCTTTACTATTTCGTGACAATAACCATAAATATCTGTGTAGTCTTCCATGTTTTTATGAGCCGGTAAAAAGAATGAATAAAGACCGGTAGATGTTCTTCCATTGGCATTTCTCTGAGTTACGTCTGAACCGTAATATAAAATTTCAAATTCTGCTCCGCCCTTGTCCTTTGGATTCAAAGTTGAACCCATAAAGCATTTTCCGACAATTTTACCACCTGTTTGTAGAGTGGGTTTTACGTTGCTCCAATGGTCAATAATATTTTGAGGGCGCTCTCTTTTACCCGCCTCGTCACATAAGTATCTTCTTAATCTTTTAGAGTCATACGCAAGAGTTGTTGCGTTTAGCCAATCAACCTTTGTGTTTAGGTAATCGTCTGTAGATGTGTCTCTTTTCTTTTTAGCTTCTTTGGTGTTTTCTGAAACTTTACCAAATTCCATTTTATTTCTGTCGTCAATCTTTCCTTTAACCACTGGCTGAAAAAAGAACGGTAAATTCTGAACTCCGTAAGAATATTTTAAAAATGCTTCTTGAGCATCTTCTCCTGTTTTTGAAGTCATACCCATAAGTGCGTTTTTTATTGAAGTAGAATCGTTAACCAAGAAATCTATAATTTCTTCTGTAAATCCGGTTCTACGACCTTTCGTAAACAATTCTCCATAACACCTATTATCTACTATGCACGCCAAGGTAAAATAATACATTTGACATTGCGCCCAACGGAAGTCTTTATATCCACCAGTGTCAAGCATTTTGTTGTGAGTTAATCCAATGTAGTGTGCCGGACAAATCCAAACAGGCTTTCCTTTAATAAAAATCCAAAGCCCCTCACGTCGGCGTCGGAATTCTTCCATTATGTAATCTACATACGCGTCTTCAGTTTCCGGCGTGAGTCCTTTTGGGAATTCAGGACGGCGCCAATACTGTTCTTCCACCGGCAATCGGTGATACAGTATGTTTTTTTTGTTGCTTGGCGGAGCCGGTAATTGTATTCTTAAATTATCAAGAACAATAATTTCCCCCTTGGTTCCTTTAGGACAAATCATTATCGCGTCTTCTTCGGTATTATACCATTCTTTGTAATAGTCTTTTTCGGGAAAGAATTCTTGATTTGCGAACTTTTCGGGGTATCCGATTTTAAACTCACGGTTTTTTAAATCGATTTTGTCTGATTCGACTTGTAGTTTTAATTCTATAACGGATCGATTTATTTCCGTTATGCTTTTATAAATTATCGGCTTGGCCTTAATTGCGTTACCGTGTTTTTCAGCATCTAATTCAGAATACTCAATCTTTTTTCTTAATGCTTGACGAAGTACATCAATAGAGTTTTCTCCTGAGCGAATCAATTCCTCTATGTTTTGTTTTAGCTTAGTATTGCTTGGAGCGTTTGGACTGTCTTGCCAAAGTTTAATCATCTCCTTTGTAGAAGAAAACGCATCAAGTCTTGAACTCATTAATCTCGCCAATTTATCATCGTCGACATCAAGGATATTAATATCCAAGTTCATTCCTCGAATCGCGTCCTTTATCGCAATTTCTATATCATCTGATAATCCGCGCATAAATTAATTTAATTTTATTGTCAAAGATAAGGAAAAAGTTTTTATATTTGCCTTATGATTATTCGGGCAGGCTTAATCATAACGAAGATACAAACCTAAATTCCCCTTAGCAAAGTCCTGCCCGACCGAGTTAAGGGGTTTTTAATTTTTATAAAATGAAAAAATGTACTGTATGTAAAATTGAAAAAGAATTTTCTGAATTTGCCAATCACAAATGCACTAAAGACGGATTACATCACGACTGTCGTTCTTGTGCCGCTGAATACAGAAAAAGAAATAAAGAAAAAAGAGCCGAATACAATAAAAAGTTTGACAAAGAACATCCAGAAATACGAAAGGCTTGGAGAGAAAAAAATAAAGATAAAGTTTTAAAATACAGAAGAGAATCACAGAAAAGATATTGGGCAAAAAATAAAGTGGCTATACAGGAAAGACATAAAGAAAAAATGCAGAAAGACCCTAAGTATAGAGCCAAAAGAAGATTTTATCTTTTTATAAAAGACGCTTTTCGGAGAGGAGGATTTCCGAAAACAAGTAAAAACAATGAAATAATTGGATGTTCATATGATTTTTTAAGAGAATACATAGAAGCTCAATTTGTAAATGGAATGAATTGGAATAATATACAAATAGACCATATAAAACCGTTGAATTCAGCGATTACAGTAGAGGATGTAATTAATTTATGTCATTACACAAATCTTCAGCCTTTATTTGCACCAGATAATGCGTCTAAAAAAGCCAAGATAATTACTAAACAATTAAGACTATTATAATGAGAAGTAAAAAAAGAGAAAGAGTTAAAAAAGCAGTTGAGTTAATGATTAGCAATTGCACCGAAAAGTATTTTGATTTAGTTTGGTACGCAAGAAAAGACAAGGCAAAATTAATAGAGGAAGAAAAATATGAGATAATTCACTCTATGCAGAAAATAGAGAACAAATATCCAACAGAAATTCAATCTTTAGGTGAAGACGACAATTGGTCTCACGGATTTAATTCCGGAATGTTAGCAGCATCGAGATTGTATCTTTCAATGATTGAAGATGATGTTGAGCAAGCCATAGAGGACTTCCCTTTTCTTGATTCTTAATAACAAAAAAAGCCTCTAAAATTAATCAGAGGCTTTTTAAATGAAAAATCCGAGTTGTTAGTTGTGTACTATTTGATAGTGTACTTTAACTGGGTGGTTCAAACTGGCTGTTCCGGCGTTTGTAACACGTACTTTGAAATAACCTCTTGCATAAGATTCGACTGTTGCAATTGGCAAACCGGTTGTTGAAATTGCAGATGCAGCAGCAATAGTTGCGTCTAAATCACCTGAAACATTCGCTGCGGTAATTGTAGGGAACGTGTCTGTGTCAGCTACAAAAGTCAAAACTCCGGCATTAGCTGTAACCGTAATTCCTAAAGCCAATAATGTCGCTCCGTGAGAAGTTACAAAGTTGTTTCCGGAAGTTGTTAAGTTTGTAGTGAATGTGGCTAAATAATTTGTTCCGCCTACTACGATGTTCGCGGTTCCGCTTGTGCCGGTCAAAGTTACGGCTCTTGAAGTGTTTCCGGTCAATGTTGGGTACTCAGTTGTTAATGAAATCTGAGTTACATTTTGTGTTACGCTATTATCTACTTGGAATACAAATGATGCGTCTGCTGCCGTAGTTGGCAAAAACGTTTGAATGATTCCTTCATAATGGCGATTTGTCTGTACAGTTGTGGTAACTGATGTTAATTGCGTTGTTTGCGCAATTCTTCTACTGTTTGGCATACCTTCTGTTTTTTTAAGGGGTTTATAATAGGCAAATCTACAAAATTTTTCAATTCAACTCCGCTAAAATTCTCTTTTTATGCATACAAAATAATCTTTCGCCATCAATATTGAATTCAAATTCGCAATTACGTCTAAAAGCTATCTTTTTTCCAATTTGGGAATTATCAGTTGAATATTTCACGATGCCGGAATGTTGTTTTTCTACCGTGCCTAAAAAATAATCTTCTTCAGTAAATGGTTGAACAAATACATTGTCGTCTACCGCGATTTTTTCTCCTTGGCGGATTACCATATAAACAAGTTCTTTTGGCGTCCAATAGAGATTATCTTTGATGTGGTGATTGGATTGTACAACTACTCCTTTGTGGTCGTACTGTGGTCGGAATATGTTGTGGTGGATTATTATTTCGTCGCCTACTTTTACGTTTCCTTTGTAGTCAATTGGCAAACTCACGACTTTTGCGTTTCTATTCACATTCTTTGCTTCTTCAATTGAAGTGCTTGTGATAAATTCTACTCCACCGATTTGCTCAGTATTTTTAAACTGATTGCCAATTGGCGAAACTATGAAATTTCGTAGTCCTTGCATATATTAAATTTATTTTTATCTTTGTAGTGTCATCGCAAAAATTACGAAGGACGTGGCCGTTGTTAATCAACCTTGACGCATTGCCGAAATTGCGCGCCCTACTTACGGAGTAGGGTTTTTTATTTTAATCGTTTTCGTATTCCAACGAACAAAACTTATTGTACGCGATGTCTTTCCAAATTTGAGCATCGGTACCATCAGATAAATAAACAAGTACGCGTTCTTCGTCAACTAAGACAATATCGCTTACATACTTTCTGATTGGCTTTGTTTTTTCGGCATCTTCAAATCCTACATTGTGTTTTGACCCAAGTTGAAATACCATATCTCGTGGATTTCCCTCGTTGTCAAATATTTTATAGCTTACTGAGCGAATTTTTCCTAATTCCATAATTTGATTAGTTTATATAGTAAAATGCATTAATTGTAGCTCTTTCTCCATTAGGCAAAGCGCTCAATAAAATTAGATTAGCTCCATTAAATTGAAACAATGAATTTCCAAAAGATACTGCGCTTGTTAATGCGTAAAAGTTAGTTGGCAATGCCGTTTTTGCGTTGTATGCAGAATTGGTGAAAGAGAATACATTTTGAGGACCAACACTTCCGCCGGTGCCATTATATACGCTTCCTGTCACAAAACACTTGTCTCCGTCAATTTGAAAATTCAAATCATATTCAAAATTTACAGTTGCTTGGGTTGTGATTGTTAGCGAACCTGACGTGTCCTCTGTTACAATTGACCCTGCCACATCTCCGGCAGTCCCTTTATCTCCGGCAATTCCAATATTCCAAGAGGTAAATGTTCCGCTACCTACAGAATTATCCATAGTTGCGGTTACGCTTGTTGCTGAAACGGCAGTAACCGTTCCTTCCATATAATTAGAGGCGTCATTAGCAAATCGCAATCTCGTTCCAACTAACCAACCTAAATTCGTAGATGATGAATAGGCAAACGTTTTGCTTCCCGTGTTTGCAATTGTATTAGAAGTGACACTTGTTCTTGTCATGTCTGCATTTGCGCCATTGGTACCATTCGTTCCGTTTGTCCCGTTAGTACCATTTGTTCCCGCCGGTCCGGCAGGTCCTTCATTAACCGGAAAGTCAATAAAATCATCATCAGTTAATGTAACTCCGCCAACTCCAATAGTTACATTAGGAGTTTTAAGCAAATATTGATGACCGTTTAAGTCCAAGAACAGTAATTCATAACGACCTACTACAACATCAGGACTAAGCAAATTAGCGACAACTGACGGAGATGTTTCGGCAGTTACCGGCTCCAATTGAGTAATTGCTAAAACGCCACCTAAATCGGGAGATAATCCGCCAAGAACAAAATTAGAAACCGCATCAAGCGTCGTTGTTTTTGTTTGAAGGTCTAAAGTTTCAGAATCCGTAATTGGAAAATAGTCGGTTCCAACTACTGCTGATTTTGTTACATAGCTAATTGTGTTGCTGATTTTCATAGTTTCTTTACTTTGCGATTATTGCCCCGGCTATTCCGCCAAGTACAACTCCGATTATTATAGGTTTAAGTTTTGGTCTGTTTGCTTTTTTTAAGTCCTTCTCCAAGTCGTTGATGTTTTTTACTAAGTTGTCTTCGATTTGGTCTTTGGCTTCAATTATTTGAGACAAATTTACGATTTTTTGATTACCAATTTCAATAATTTTGTCTTTCTCTTTTACAATCGTTTGAGTTTCAGATAAAATGTCTTTGGTAAGTTTCAATTCTGCTTTTACGGCATCGGCTTTTATTAGTTGTGTGCCTATTGAAACTAATGGCTCACGGGTCATTTTAATTGCAGTTCCGTCGATTTGAATTTCTTTATCGCCATATCCTGACTTCTCTTGGTAGAATTTCTTCCAATCTTTTAGATTATAGTCCTTAGCCTTGGCAATTTGCTCGTTATTCTTCTTGTTTAAAGAAGCGATTTTGCTATTTAACGACTTGATTGACTTTTCTTTTTCAGCAACTTTTTTTTCTGACTTGGCAATAATTTTGTCTTTTGACTTATTCGCCTTGAATAAACTATCGATTTTCTTTTCGTAAGCCTTGTTTTCTTTATCGCGTTCTTTTCTGATTTCTTTACTGTCAGATTTTCCATTACACGTTAACATCGTAAACAATAATGCTCCGGCAACTATCCATCCTAAATGTTTTTTAAGAAATTCGCCAATTGTGAGTAGATTTATTTGTATCATTTGATTTATATTTGATTATTTTGAAAATGCATGCCGTCTTTTCGAGTCCACGTACCGCCCCAGTCCATTCCGGCATCAGTAAAGCACTTTACGAATCCGCTTGATAATTTAGGAGTCATATTTAATTGGTTTTCTTCTTGGTTTACATCAAATGCGTTTGCCCAAGCATGGATAGACATTGAACTTAATCCTCTTTTTTGTCGAATAATAAAACACCCATCCCAAGTTTTCATTTCATCAGCAAAACCTCTTTCTATTAGATTTCTCAACCCTTTTTCTAATTTAGGTTTAAAGTCTTTATTTATAAATATTTTTTTTGGAAACCCGATTGTTCCTACTGCTGAAAAAGAAAAGTCAATTAAGTCGTTAAATAGCAAAATCGCCTCGTTAAATAAGAAGAATAATGAGCAAATTGCCAAGGCAAAGGATTACAATTTAAAAGATTGGCGCAAATTCTACCAAGATAAAACGGGTTACGGAGATAAAGAAATTCAAATCGACGGAACCGCAATTAAAATGACCCGTGAACCATTAGTTTCAATAGGTACACAACTAATAAAAGCCGATGTTATAAAAGCAGAATTGAAACTTACCCAAGATATTTTATCTGAAACTCAAACAATTGTAAAAGAGAAAGATAAAATTATTGAAACTGAAAGAGAAAAATCCATAAATTTGTCAAGTGTAATAGAATCAAAAGACCAAATCCAAGACAATCTATTAAAGAACATCGGAAATTTGGAGAAAGATTTAAAACAAGCGAAAAAACCAAAAGTAAAAACCATAATTATAGCTACGGTACTCGGTGGAGTTGTTGGTGCTATAATTGCAAAATAAAGACAAGATGACAAAAATAAGTTCATTAATAGCGTACTCGTTAAAAAACTCACCGGTAGCGGATGATTATGTAATTGGAACAAACTCAGAAACTTCTCAGAAGCCAACTAGAAACTTTTCGATGCAAGCCATATCTAATTTTGTTCTTGGCGGATTAGAGCCGGAAGAAGGCGGAGTAATCGCCATTACACAATTGGAGCCGGTAACGGCAGAAACCTCTCCGGCAGTTGTCGCTAATGCGCTTAGTCCAGATTACGAAGTTGGTCGTTACGAATTGTTATTCCTTGACTTAAACGGTCATCAATATTTATTGAAAACGCCTAACATAACAATTGGTGCCGGTGGAGCAACATTGACTGATGATGATTTTATCGATTTCCCAGTTAATGAAGGTCCGGCAGGGGCAAACGGAACGAATGGTACCAATGGTACCAATGGGACTAACGGTACAAACGGAGCAAGTGCCGATATGACTCGAACAAGCACAACGTCTTTAGCCATTGCAAGTTCAGGAAGTAAAACCGCTACATATACCGCATCTACAAATTTAGGATGGTTGGTTGGCACGAGATTACGATTTGCCAATGATACTTCTAATTATATGGAGGGTGCCGTAACCGCCGTGTCATCTACAAGTGTAACTATCACGGTAGACAACTCAGCCGGAAGTGGAACGTTTGCTTCTTGGAATATCGGAATTGCCGGAGACAAAGGTGATGCCGGAGATGTAGCGGGTTCAATCGTGACCGAAGATACCGCAGGAGCCTTAGTCATCACTACTCAGCAAGTTGCTAATTTAGATTACGACATAAACTTCCAAATAGATGGTGATAAGTGCTTCTTCACAGGGGACATAACAAATAATACCGGCGGAACATTGGGCTCTCTTGCGGTATTGAATTTTATAAACACAGATTACACTCCAAGAACAGGGTTGCCAACATATTTTTACGGAGTTAAAACGGTTACTTTAGCAAACGTATTAATGTCTTGCATTACAGGTCAATTAGTAATGAATAACCCCGCATTACTTAATGGGGAAATCATAAGAATAAACGGATTCTACTACATAAATTAAAATTAAATGGAAAATACAATAAGAAGAATCTGCATTGGAGCAGACCCAAAAAATCAATTCGTCTATTTCTTAGGCGGAGAGCATAAATTACTTATCGACGGAAAGCAAAGAACGGTTACGGTAAAGGAAATTCACGAAACTGAAGATTCATATTTTATCTATGTGACCACGAATAGCGAAGTTCAGTTGTGGAAAAAACTTCCTAAAAATAATACAACAACTTTGGAATACGCAATCGATTAATATGAATCTACAATCGCCTTTTAAATTTGTGATTTCGCCAATTGACGGAAAGCAATACAATGACACTAAAAAAGTCGGAGATGTAGAATTAATAACCACAACCTCTATCGAAGATGCAATTGACGTAAATCGATTAGGAATAGTAAAATCAATTCCGGAAAACTACGACGGAAATGTAAAAGTCGGCGACACAATTGTAACCGGCCATAACGTTTTTAGAATGTCATACGACCACAAAGGAATTTTACGACAATCCGACAATCATATCAAAAATGACTTATTTGCCGTGAATCGTGACCTTGTTTATATGGTAATAAGAAACGGAGAATACATTCCTACTGACGATAATGTTTTCGTTTCGCCAATTATAGAAGAAAGCCAATGGAGAGGAATACACGAAGCATCAAATGTCGGAATCGCAAAGTATGTAAATGATACTTTAAAATCACAAGGAATTACAGACGGATCAAAAATAGCATTTAAGCAAGGCTCAAAATATATCTTTGAAATTGCCGGAGAAAAATTCTTTCTAATGAAAAATCGCAGAATTGTCGCGAAAGTAAATTAGAAATTTTATACCTTTACACTCTAAACCTTTAAAAACAAAAAATTATGTCAAGAAT